GCGACGCTGCGCTTCGGCAACGGCGTGAGCGGCATGCCACCGAGCGGCACCGTCTCGGTCACCTACAAGACCGGCGGCGGCAGCGCGGGCAACGTCGACGCCGAGCGCATCGCCGTCATCGAGGGCGCCTTCAAGGACGCGTACGGCAACGCGGTGCAGGTCTCGGTAAGGAACCCCGCGCCAGCTTCGGGGGGCGCGGATCGGCAGACCGTCGCGTCGGCAAAGCTGCTCGCGCCCGAGAGCCTGCGCGCGCTCACGCGCACCGTCGCGCGCGAGGACTTCGAGATCAACGCGCGCCGTCTCTCCGGCGTCGCCCGCGCGCTGATGCTCACGTCGAACGAGGACCCGACCATCGCGGAGAACACGGGCATCCTCTACGTCGTCCCACAGTCCCAGGCGCCCGGCGCGATTCCCACGCCCGCGCTCAAGAACCTCGTGCTCCAGCAGGTGACCGAGGTCTACCCCTGCACGCTCACGTTCCAGGTCAGCGTGCAGGACCCGGTCTACAAGACCGTCGACGTCGCCGCGCGCATCTTCCTGCGCCAAGGCTACGCGCCGAACGACGTGCGCGACCGCGTGCGCGCGAACCTCGCCGCGTACTTCCGGGTGAACGAGCCCGACGGCACGCCGAACCCGCTCGTCGACTTCGGGTTCAACATCAAGGACGCCGAGGGAAACCCCGTCGGCGAGATCGCCTGGTCGGACCTCTTCAACGTCATCCGCGACACGCCGGGTGTGCGGAAGATGGGCGACGCGCGCCTCGACCTGACCCTGAACGGCCTACCCGCCGACGTGCGCCTCAACGTGCGCGAGTTCCCGGTGCTGCGGACCGTGACGCTGGTGAACGGCGACACGGGGGAGCTGCTCTGATGGCGATCCTCAACCCCAGCTTCGAGGATGCGGGCACGCTGCCCGGCGAGGCCGAGCACTGGGCGCTCTCGGCGGCGACGAGCCTCGAGGAGATCGCGGGCTTCGGCACCGCACCCGAGGAGGCATGGGAGGACTTCGAGCGTTGGTTCGAGTTGCTCGACTCCATCGACGACGTGGTCGTCGTGCTCGCATTTTTCGACAGCGCGCTCAAGGGGTACGAGGAGTTCGAGAGCGGCTGGGCCAACGTCGTCTACCTCTACGACATGCCGCCCGCGCAGCTCGTCACCGCGACCTTCGATGGCAACGCCGCCGAGGACTGCGAGTCGGGCTGGAGCAACGTGCCCTACGCGCGCGAGTGGGCCGACGTCATCGCCGCGACGGGCGTCTTCGACGGCGAGCCGCGCGAGGACTTCGAGGACCAGTGGCGCAGCAACCAGCTCTACGCCTGGACGTGGGCGGCGGTCACCTCGAGCACCGCGATGTTCGACGCGGGCGCGCAGGCGGTCGAGGACTTCAACGACGGGTGGACGCCCGCGATCACCATCTGAGGAAACCATCATGGCCGAAGCAGACTGGACGTACCTCAACGACGGGCTCGACATCGCGACGGTGGACCGAGGCGTGACCGCGGGCATCGCGCGCCCACCGGGCGGCGGCAGCTTCCTCTACGCTTTCAACTCGCTCGCGGCCGTCGAGGGCGCGGTGGGCCTCTTCGCCAACCTCGCGAGCTTCGCGCCGATGGCCAAGGGCGGCTCGATCCGCGGCGTCGTGCAGCGCGGACCGGGCGGTGGTCCCACTGGCTTCTCGCCGTTCCTGTTCCTCTGCTGCCAGGGCAACTCGGTCAACGACAGCGCGTACCTGCTCGGCCTCTCCGACGACGATCCGCACCGCATCGTGCTCCGTAAGGGCGCGGTGACGGTCGGCCTGCCAACCGCAGACGGGCCCGGCGTGCTCCTCAAGTCGGCGGCCTCGTTCGCGCAGGCGACGTGGCTGCACTTGCGGCTCGACGTCATCGTGAACACCAACGGTGACGTCGTCCTCAAGGTCTTCCAGAACGACCTCGCGCTGCACGCGCTCGGCACGCCACCAGACTGGCAGCCCGTGTCCGGCATGGTGGAGTTCATCGACGACCACCTCGGCATCAACTCCGGCTCGCAGCCGCTCACGTCGGGGCGCGGCGGCTTCGGCTTCTCCGTGAAGGACGTCACGCGGCGCGCGTACTTCGACCACATCGAGCTGTTCCGGCAGGTGTGAGCGATGGCGCTGAGCGCATTCACCAGCCGTCTCGGGCGCGGACAAGGGCGCCTCGCGACGTCGAAGGCGACGGGCGGCGACTACGCCTTCGTCCTCGGCGACGACGATCCCGGACGCCTGTTCGAGCTCGCGCCCGGCGACCACGCCGAGGTCACGCAGGAGACGGACCTCACCGGGGTGATGCTGGTGCGTGCGCTCCTGCGGCTGCGCGTGCCCGCGTCGACGCCAGCGGGGCTCGCGTGGGAGGCCAGCATCATCGTCGACGGCACCAAGCTCGCGTCCATGCGTGCCAAGCCCGGCCGCGAGCGTCTCGTCACGGACCTCGCGGCGAACGTCTCGAAGCTGTCTGGCCTGCACACCATCGGCGTGCGGCTCGAGCTGGTGAGCGCATGAGGAGCGCGCCGTGAGCAGCGTCGAGCTTCCTGCGCTCTACGTCGACAGCGTCGCGCTCCTGGGAAGCACGCCGCGGCTCATGCTGGTCAACCGCGACCCGAGCCCCGGCGAGACCGGCGTGCCCATCGACGCCACGCTCGCGCTCGAGCTCGTCGACACCGGACCCGATGGCGTCCACCGCGCCAGCGCACGCGTGTGGGTCGACGGCGTCCTCGCGTTCGAGGGAGGCGCGCTGACGGAGATCGCGCCGGCTTACGCGGGGCCGCTTGCCGCCGTCGTGCAGACCTCCGACACGCTGCGCGTCGTGCTCCATCCCGTCGCCCCGCTCGCGAGCCTGGCCACGGTCCACGTGCGCGTGCTCGCTCAGGCCGTGGGCGGCGCGGCCACGCTCGACGAGGTGTACTCGTTCGTCGTCGAAGACAGGACCGCGCCGCGCGTCGTCGGCGCGCAGGCGCTCGCGCAGAAGACCGTGCGCGTGGCCTTCGACGAGCCCGTGCTTGTACCAAGCGGCGCGACGTTCGTGCTCACGCCCAAGAGCGTGCCCGCCGTTCCGGTCGTTGTCACCAGTGTGAGCGTAGACGGCAGCGTCGCGATCCTCACGCTCGACATCGAGATGACGCCCGACGTGCTCCACGAGGTGGTGGCTGTCGGCGTGACCGACCTCTTCGGCAACGTGGTCCTCGGCCCCTACGACCGCGCGAGCTTCGCCGGCTTCCGCCCCACGCGCCCGGCAACGCGGCGCTTCGACCTGTGGCGCATGATGCCGAAGCACAACCGGCGCGACGACCACACGGGCGACCTGTTCCGGTTCATCGCCTGCCTGCAGGAGGTGACTGACCTGCTGCTCGCCGACGTCGACCGCTGGCCCGAGATCTTCGACCTCGAGCGCGCGCCCGAGGCCTTCGTGGATCTCATCCTGCGCGACCTCGGCAACCCGTTCCCATTCGAGCTGGACGCGATGGGCAAGCGACGCCTCGCGTCGGTGCTCGTCGAGATGTACCGGCAGAAGGGGACCGCCAAGGGCATCCAGAACGCGATCCGATTCTTCCTCGGCATCGACATCTCGGCCATCACGCCCTTCAACGCCGACACGCTCTACCTCGGCGAGTCGCTGCTCGGCGTCGACTGGGTGCTCGGCCCCTCCGACCGCTTCGCGCGCTACGCTTTCAACGTCGAGGTCGCCCGCATCCTCACCGACCGTGAGCGCCAGCAGCTCCGCGCCATCGTCGAGTACCTGAAGCCCGCGCACACGCACTTCGTAGACCTCGTCGAGCCGCTGCCGCCCGTCGTCCCGAACCACTGGGAGCTGGGCCTCAGCGACCTCGGGGAGACGACCGATCTCCACTGACAGCCTGTCCCCGAATCCCGCGCTCGGCGGCTTTGCCTCCCTGGAGAGCCACGTGGGCGCTCCGAGGCAAGGACATGGCCGATCGCGTCGACTTCTACTTCCGCCAGCGCGTCACCGAGGCCGAGCTCGACCTCGCGTTCGCGTTGCTCGAAAAAGCGGACCGCGACCTCGCGGCCGACCTGAACATCTACGGCGTCATCGCCGGGGCGGTGCCCGCGCCGCACTCGCCGGTGCCCGACCTGACCATCGACCTCACGGCGCCGGCCCGCGCGTACGACAACCTCGGCCAGCGCATGTTCTTCGGGACCGGGCAGACGGTGGACTGCGCCGTCGACCTCGTAGGCATCCCGACCGACGTCGCGACG